GCCGCAACTTGTGGCGATTCTAGAGAACACGGCGGACGTGCTGTTCAAGTGACGCTCTTCACCGTAGGTGTGGGCCTGTTACGAAACCTCGGTCGTTGTGAATTTGGGCAGAGGTTTTGCAACGCCTGCGACCGGGCTTTCGCAATTCTGGACTCTGGAAAATGACACTCCCGCACGAGCGAACGCGAGCCGTCCTGAGCACGCAGGATTTCCTCCTGCGGCTGCTCTCGCCGTACAACGGCGGCATCAAGGGCGTGCCGAAGCCCGTCCGCGAGGAGGCTCGCCGGCTCCTGCGGCATTACCCTCTTTGGTTCGACCTGGGCCGGGCCGACGCCTTCGATCCCGAGACGGCCAAGCGGATCGCGGAAGCGGACGAGCGTTGACCCGATTGCCTCGTAGGCTAGGCTGCACCGAGCGGGACAATCCGACCGCCAGGGCGAGAATCTGCCCGAGCGGGACAACAACGCCGCGCCGGCGGCGACAGCTTGCGACAGCGACCGGCCCGATAATCCGGCACCGCGACCCGCAGGCACCGGCGATACACGCCCGAATCGTATTTGAGAACAGACGAATCGCGTCGGATTGCCAATATGATCCGGCAGTTTTTTTGCGAAGAACTTTGACATTACACGCCGCAGAGAGCGTCGTCCCTCCCGCCCCGCTTCAGATTCTCACGATGCCAACTGTCCGACAGGGGTGGGAATCTCGTTTCTGCCGGGAAAAGCGGGGTTCCGCAAAAATCTTTTAGTTGGGGTTGCCTTCCGTCCGACGTTAGGTATACTTAGGGCATGACGCGGCAACGAGCCGCAAGCCTCAAACCGGGAGAAGCACGACGATGACAACTAAAACCCAGAACCCGATAGACCGGCAGTATTCTGTGGCCTTCGTTCGCGAGGACGGCTCTTGGGAAATCGCCGAAACGTTTTGGATCACTGATAGCCGCCGCATCGACACAGCCGATGCCGACAAGCTCGCCAACGATCACGCGGACGAGAACTACGCTGGCCGTGATTGGTACGTCCTTGACGATCAAGGCCAAAACATCAACGGCGGCTGCGACCAGGAATGAACGACCGCATCACGTTCCGCCTTGGCCCGCTCGCGGGGCCAATGGCGGCCTACTGCCAGAAGCACGGCACGACGCCCAGCGAGGCGATCCGGCTGGCGTTGTCTCGGCTCCTGCGTGTTGAGGCACCGGATATGCCACCGGGGAACCCGGCTATCGGCGAGCAGGCCAACGCAGGAGCGGCGGCGAGGTGGAAGCCGAAGAGGAAGGGCCGCAAGTAGGCGGCAAGTGCGCTACTGAAATCAGAGAGGGACGCGATGGATAGCAGCGAGCCGGTAGCGTGGGCGGTGCATTACGGACTTGACCCCGACCCGGAGGTGCATTGGGAACTCTACCCGCGTCACGCCGCCGAGAGTGGTCACATGATCGTGCCGCTCTACCGCTCGCCATCGCTCACCGACGCGGAGCGGGAGGCGATTCAGACTGCGATGAACGCTTACGGCGAGAATAACGACGACCGAGAGTGCGAGATGATTGAGGCAACGCTCCGGGGGCTGCTGGAACGGACGAAGTGACGCTACTGAGCGAAGGGAGAGTCGTGGAAGACATCATCGCCCGCATAGATGCCCACCTTGCCGAGTGTGCGGCAGCTCGCTGCCAGGATGAAGAGCCAGACCGTGAGCCGATCCTGCGAGAATGTCGAGACGAAATCATTGCCGCCCGTGCCTGTGCCGAGATTATGCTTCAGGGCACCGGCCAGCGGCTGGCCGAAAGCATGGCAGGGCGTGTCATCAACGGGCAGACAGTCGGAGCATGGATTCCGGTGAGCGAGCGGCTGCCGGGAGAGTACGAACGAGTGATCGGATGGCGTCCCGGCTCGGCGCGTGCCTCTGAGGTGTGGCGCACCACCAGAGGCGATTGGCTGTGCGGCGATTGCGAGCCTGCTGGCGGCATCGCTCACTGGATGCCGCTGCCCGAACCGCCTGCGATGAAGTCATCGGTCTCGGATGTCATCTCGCACGCGGAGCCTAAAGGCCAAGGGCACGCATCGGGCCAAACCCCTGGATGCTTGGTCGATCACGATCCGTACAGGCTAGAGCCGCCGGAGGTGAAGTGATGGCGATTGGAATATCCGACGTTGTGAGTCACTTTGACAAGCACGTTGACATAACTGGATGGGTCAAAAAGTGGGTAACGCCTTCCGATAGATACTCATTCGAGGTTGATGTTGAGTTCAAGGAAGGCGATCCGCGAAGGTGGATTCTCGTTTCCAGTGATGCTTTCAGCACACTCGACAACGTGGCGATTTACGAGGTTGAGCAATCGCCTTGGATGGGGGATGACGCTGGAGGGCCTTGGTATCGTCGGTTTTGGCGAAAGTCAGTCAGCAGTCGCTTGGAGTTGAAGTGATGGATCGCTGGGAGCGGGTAATGTTCTACGCAATGGCCGTTCACTGCTTCTTTGAATCCCTGCGGAACTTTCTGGATCGGTTCTTCCCGGTCTGAATGACGCTACAGCGGCGAGGAAGCGCATGAGCGACGAACTGCCAGACAGCAAGAGCCCCTGGTGGGACAACGAGTACGAGGGCACGTATTCGGACGACCCCGAAGACGGCTATCCGTACGACATGGGCACGAAGGTGCAGGAGTGACGCCGCAGCGGCACGGGTGATCGCCGCTGCCGCTTGACGCCCCGCGTACCGTCTGGGCATGGCATCGCTCCCCGACAAGCTGCGAACGGTCGCTGCCTACCACGGCAACATCTACCTCTCCGTGCACCTCAAGCACGTTGACGAGGTGGTGCGACTCCAGCGCGCCGCCCTGCTCGAAGCTGCCGGCCGCCTGGAGGAGCTAGAGGCTGAGGCTGCAAGGCTACGGGCGGAAGCCCCTAGGCTGGACGGCTGAGGCCGCGTCGCGGGCTTGACCCGTGCCTACCCAGGAGCAGACCCATGTCAGAGATCAAGATTCGCCGCCGCTCGCGTGACGTTCCTATCGTCCTGCACACGAGCACCGCCCTCGCCACCACGATCCGCATGGAAGACTTCGCGGGCGGGGTGGTCGAGTTCGGCACGATGGTCACGGCATCGGTGTCGCTCCAGATGTGGGGGGCTTCCAGCGAGAATGGCCCGTGGCGTCAGTTGTTCAAGACTGATGGCTCAGCAGCCACGATCACGCTTGCCCCCTCGACTGCGGTGGGTCGCATGTACGCCCTGCCCGACGAGGTGTTCGCTGTGCCCTACCTTGAGATCATCTCGGGCACGACGAACAGCACCGGCACGGCAGGGATTGTCAGCCTCAAGAGCTAGCAGATGCCGCAGCGAATACCACGCTTCCGGTCGCCCAGGCTGCGGGCTGCTGCCCCCAAGGAACTCAGGCCCAACGCTGCGGCTCGCGGCTACTGCGACGCCAAGCATCAAGCGTGGCGGCAGGCTGTGCTCATCCGCGACGCCTATGTATGCCGGGCGTGCTCGCGGGTCTGCGGCTCGAAGGGCGAGGCTCACGCGGATCACGTTGTTCCCGTGAAGGTCAGGCCAGACCTGCGATACGAGGTGAGCAATGGGCAGTGCCTCTGCCACGGGTGCCACAACCGGAAGACAAAGATGGAGTCCGAGCCCGCACGGACGCACGCGCAGCACCCCCACCGCTAGGGGGTAGGGGACTAAAATCCGGCTAGCCAGCAAAACCCGCTGCCATGACGCGAACAGCCGCGTGCAACAAACTGCTCGGGGGTAGGGGTGACGCTTGACAGTCCAGGCAAACTCGCAGCATGTGTCGCTCGTGCCTTGACTGTGGCGTGGAGATTCAGCGTCGCCCTCCCGCGCGACGGTGGCCATTGCGTTGTTCTTCGTGCCGCAAAAAGTCGGCCTCTGCCAGAGAGAAATCTCGCCGGCTTTCTCAATGGCAAGCCGCTTCGTGCAAAGACTGCGGCAAGCAGATTCCGACACTCCCGCGACGAGGGCCGCTTCCAAGCCGGTGCAGTGAATGCAAGTCGGCGGCGAGCCAGCGTCAGCACGCCTTGCGACGCCTCAGCAGGAACACGCTGATACACGAATGCACTTGCCAGCATTGCAGCCAGCCGTTCCGCTCCGACCGCCAACGGCAGAAATTCTGCTCTGCCGAGTGCGGCCATCTAGCCCATAGAGACAGGGCTGGCTTGCAGTGCCAGCATTGCAAAAAGCCTTTCGAGATCGCATCACACAAGGCAGAGAAACGCCGGTTCTGCTCGTGGGACTGCTGGATCGCAAGCAAGCCGAGCCACGAGAAAACCTGCGTCGGCTGCGGTCAGTCGTTCACTCGCTCAGTCAACGGCAAGATGCCGCATCAAGACAAGGGCAAGTATTGTTCGCGCGAGTGCTACCTAGACCACCGCTGGGGCACAAATCGCCCGCGCCGGCCGTCGCCAAAGTCTGGCATCGAAGCCGCTTGCCGTCATTCGCTGGCGACTTCGCTGCGAAAGCGATGCAAGCAGTTCAACGTGCCATTCGACCCCGCCTGCACGCGAGAGGCTGTGTGCGAGCGTGACGGCTGGGTCTGCCAGCAATGCGGGGTGAAATGCCATAAAGGAAGGCACAGGTTCGACAAGCGAACTCGGCGGGCCAGCCAGCGGAACGCGGAGCACGACCATATCGTGCCGCTGTCGTGGGGCGTGCCCGACAAGGGCAATACGTTTGACAACTCGCAGTGCCTGTGCCGGAAGTGCAACGGCAGGAAGGGCCGAAAAGGCGGCGGGCAGATGCTCATCGCAGTCTTTGCGACACCGTGATGTATGGGAAGACGCGGACCTAAGCCGACACCGACGAAGCTAAAGATCCTCCGTGGCAACCCGGGTTGTCGGCCGATTAACGCCGACGAGCCGCAGCCCCCAACGGACGGCATCGCGATGCCGCCGCACCTCGGGCCAGTCGCGTCCGCGAGGTGGGCCGAACTGCTGCCGATGCTCCAGGCGACGCGGGTGATGACGCGGGCCGATGTCGAGTCGCTCGCCCGCTACTGCGACACGTATGAATGGTGGCTTGCCGTCCGTGCCAAGCTAAAGGCGGAAGGTGATACGTACCCCATCCTGAACGACGGCGGACAGGTGAAGTACATCGCCCAGAAGCCCGAAGTAGCGATTGCCCACAAGCTATCCCAGCAGCTTCGCCAGCTAGAGTCCGACTTCGGGCTGTCGCCAGCCGCCCGCGTCTCATTGAAGGTTGAACCGGATGCCAAGCCGCAAAGCACGCTCGAAAAGTTCCGTGCCCTCAAGGCTGCCGGCAAGACGCCGGGCTGAGTGGGTCGAGGGCTTCACCTACCATCAAGGGGACGCCGACCTAGTCGTGCGATTCCTTGAATCCGTCTGCTGCCACACAAAAGACTCGCCGACTGCGAAAGCTGGCGAGCCGATGCAACTCCTCGACTGGCATAAGCATGACGTGATTGAGCCCCTGTATGGGTGGCGTGGACCTGACAACCTGCGTAGGTATCGGCTGTCATACATTGAGGTGCCCAAAAAAAATGGCGTCTTGGCCCCTGCGGCGTGATCGCTGCGGGGGCCAAGACGACAAGGCAAATCGACACTTCTATCGGCTCTCTCGATCTGGCACCTGCTCATGGAGGGCGAGGGCGAGCTAGGGTGCATCGCGGCGAAAGACCGCAACCAAGCCGCGATCATTTTCGACGAGACAGCGGCAATGGTAAAGCGTTCGCCTGAATTGGCGGCGACGCTGGAAGTTGTCGATTCCAGAAAGACCATCGTCTGCCAAGCGACCGGATCTTCGATGCGGGTGATCTCGCGGGACGCCGGGGCGGCCGAAGGCCCGAGTTACTCGTTCGTGTTTTGCGACGAACTGCATGCGTGGCCCGACAGGCGTCTTTTCGAGGCGCTCCGCTACTCGGGCCGATCCAGAGCTGCGCCGCTCCTTGCGACGATCTCAACTGCCGGCGACCGCCGCGACACGATTTGCTGGGAGCAGCACGAGTACGCCGAGCAAGTGATTGCCGATCCTAACTACGATCCCCGCTTCTACGGCAAGATTTTCGGTGCAAAGACTGACGGCACAGAGGACTATTTCTCACCGGCGACATGGCGGCGGGTGAATCCAGGGATGGGCGTCACCATGACCGAGGAAGCGTTTGCTGCGGACGCCCGCGAGGCGAAGAACAAGCCCACAAAGCTCAACGGCTGGCTCAGATATTCCTTGGGAGTGTGGACAGAAAGCACGAACAGGTGGCTCGACCCTGACAAGTGGGCGGCGTGCTCGGAAGGCCCGCGCGAGCCGCTCGCCGGCAAGTCGTGCATCATCGGGATGGACTTGTCGAAGTCCACCGACCTCTCGGCTTGCGTCGCCCTATTCCCGAGCGAGGATGGCACGTTCGACGTTGAGGCGATGTTCTGGGCTCCGCGTGACCTCATCATGGAACGCGAGCGAACCGACCGCCAGCCGTTCCAGCACTGGGTCAACACCGGGTTCATCACGGCGACCAGCGGGAACGTCATAGATCACGGTGTCATCCGTGAATACGTGCTGGAATACGCCAAAAAGCACAAGGTCGAGCGTGTGCTGATGGATATGACGGGGGCCGTCCAGCTTGGAGTGGAACTGCAAGGGGCGGGGTTGTTTGTGGAATCATTCGGGCAAGGCTTCCGCTCGATGAGCAGCCCGACGAAGTTGCTGGAGTCGCTTGTGCTCCAGAAGCGGATTCGGCATGGCGGGAACCCTGTGCTGTCGTGGATGGCCGGCTGCGTCTGCACGGAAGTGAATGCGTTCGAGGACGTTCGCCCGGTCAAGAAAAAGAGCACTGGACGCATCGACGGCATCGTGGCCTGCATCTTCGCGCTCGGCGGATGGGAAGCAAACAGCGTCACGAACTCCGCGTCGAACCCTGAAATCTTCTTCATATGATCGCCCAAACCGACAACCGCATCCTCTGGCTCCCCGGCGAATCCCGCATGTGGGATGACGAGCCATCGAGCCGGTCGAGTGCTGGCGTGCGGATTGACGAGAGCAATGCCCACCAAGTCGCGGAGGTGTTCGCCTGCCTGCGGGTGATCGCCGAGACGGTGGCGGGTTTGCCGCTGCATGTGCTGGAGCGGACGGCTGGGGGCGGGAAGCGGATCGCCCGCGAACTGCCGCTCTACCGGCAACTGCACAGCCAGCCGAACGGATGGCAGACCAGCTTTGAGTGGCGCGAGCAGGCGGTGTTTCATATCGGCTTGTGGGGCGACGCCTTCGATGAACTGAAGGCGGGGCAGATCGTGCCGCTGCATCCGAGCCGGATGAAGGTGGAGCGGATCGAGAACGGGAAGCTGCGGTACAAGTACCGAGAAGATAAGGGCACGGAGACGCCGTATTCCGAGGATGCGATCCTCCAGATTCGCGGCCCGTCTGATGACGGCGTGAACGGGATGAGCGTCGTCGCGGAGTGCAAGGACGCCATCGCACTAGCCCGGGCTTGCGAGTTGCACGGGGCACGCTTCTTTGCGGCCGGTGCCCGCCCCGGGTTTGTACTCTCGACCGAAGGGCAACTGAACGCGGAGGCCCGCGAGGCGTTGCGGTCGCAGTGGGACCGGCGGCATGGTGGAGTGGGAAATTCCCACAACACGGCGGTGCTGACCGGCGGGCTCAAGCCCTACGACATTCCGCAGTCGAGCAATACCGACAGCCAGTTCATCGAGCTTCGCCGCTACCAGCTTGAGGAGATCGCCCGGCTGTTCCGCGTACCTGGGCACCTGCTTGGCATCGGCCCCGCGACGCCCGAGGCCGACATCGCGTTCGTGACCCACTGCATCATGCCGTGGCTGCGTCGGTTTGAATCGGCGTTCATGCGTGACTTGATCGCAGACGATGACCGCTATCTGGTCGAGTTCGATGTGCGTGGGCTGCTGCGTGGCGATGCCGCCAGCCGGTCGGCGTACTACCGTGCCATGTGGGACATCGGCGTCGTTTCGACGAACGACATTCGCAACTACGAAAACCTCGACCCGGTCGAGGGCGGCGACGTTCGCTACCGCCCGCTGAACATGGGCACGCTGGGCGAGCAGCCGAGCGAGGGCGACGTGCTGGCTCAGCAGCAGCCGGGCAGCGAGATTGACGGGCAGGCGGTCGAGGGCGGGCTTGCCGCTGCGGCTGGCGAGCCGGTGGTGCCTGCGACGCCGGGCGAGCCTGCCGAGCCCGAGGCTCCGCAAGTCGCGGACGTGTCGCTGAACGGTGCCCAGATCACGGGGCTCATTGCGATCATTCAGTCGGTTGTCGATGGGCTGGTGAGTCGCGAGGGTGCGGCGGCGATGGTGGCTGCGGCGTTCCCGAGTATGAACACTGCACAGATTGCGGCGATTCTTGCCGGGGTGGTGGAGCGTCAGCCCGCACCAGCAGCGGTCGATGCGCAGCCGCCGCAAACCGAGCCGATGCCCACTGCCCCGGCGGGTCGCTCGCTTGACGTTGCCGAAGGCATGTGGGTCGCGTTGCCCGATGGGCGCGTGGGTCGCGTCGATCATGTGATGACCGAAGGCACGCTGAATCTGGGCGACGTGGAGATGCCCGCGACGCCCGACGATCCTGCCGCCCTCGTGAGCGTGTGGGACGAGAACGAATTTGACGAGCCGGTGGCGGTCAAGGTGGCCGACCTCCAGGTGACAGAGCAGCCGGAGGCGGCGCGGGCGTACAAGGACAAGCCGAAGCGGAAGCCGAGGAAGCGGAAGGAATGACAACGATGAACATCGAACGACGCAGTCTGGCGATTGACGAGGTGGAGTCGGCGGTGCCGCTCCTGGCGGTCGAGAGCCGCAGTGCCGAGGACGGCAGTGAGCGGGAGTACATCGTCGGCTACGCGGCGAAGTTCGGCGTGAACTCGCTCGACCTGGGCGACTTCATCGAGCGGATCGACCCGCGTGCGTTCGGCATCGTCTCCGAGCGACGTGGCCGCAAGAAGTCGCTTGAGACTCGGGCTCTTTGGAATCACGACGCAAACTTCCCGCTGGCCCGCTATCCCGGCACGCTGAAGCTGACGGTGGACGAAGTGGGTTTGCGGTATGAGTTCCCCGTGCCTGACACCAGCTACGGGCGGGATCTTGCCGCCAACATCAGGGCAAAGATCGTGCGCGGATCGTCTTTCAGTTTCACCGTCCCGAGCGGCGGCGACTCGTGGGCTGTTGAGGACGGCCGTAGCATCAGAACCATCCAGCGGGTCGATTCTCTTCTGGATGTTTCTCCAACTACGTTCCCGGCGTACCCCGACACCGACGTGACGGTGGCCCAGCGGTCATACGACCACTTCCGCAAGGAGCAGCGGCGGCACGACGAAGCCCGCGAATATGCCGCGAATCGTGCGGCTTTCTACCGTGACGTTCTGAGGCAGCATGGCCGCTAAGTCAGGCGACGTTTGCCCGAATTGCAAGACCGGCAAGCTGCTTGTGGCGTCGAGTCAGCGGCAGGGCATGTACCAAATTCGGTACTTGCGCTGCCGGTGCGGCAACACCGACAAGGACATTCGCTCCGCGTCTGAGATTCGCCGCGTGAAGGCGGGCTGAGTTCTTTACTGCCTCACGCCTTGTATCTGCATGGGTGCCCCCCACGGCTTCTAGGTTCGACCGTAGGCGATGCGTCCGCGTCGCCACGAATCGCACTAGGAGATTCCGCCGTGGACAAGATCAAGGCACTGCTTGACGAGTTGGCTGCTGTCGTCGCCGAGATGGAGGCGATGACCGAGGACGCCCCCGAGGGCGAGGAAGCGGCCCCCATGACCGAGGAGCAGGAGGCGTCCCTCCGCTCGCTCGAACAGCGTGCTGACAAGCTCCGCGAGCGGATCGAGTTTCTGCAGCGCGTTCAGGCCAAGGAGGCCGAACTGCGTGCCGTGCTGGAGCGCAGTGCTCCGGCCAAGGTGATCGAGACCCCCGAGGCGAAGGAGCCTGCCGTGGAGAAGCGTGAGTACGCCGTGCCGAAGTCGCACGGCAAGCTGGTGGCGTTCCGTTCCGCCGAGGCTGCCTATCGTGCTGGTATGCACGTCAAGGGTTTCGTGTTCGGCGACGAAGAGGCCCGGCGGTGGTGCCGTGACCACGGCGTCGAGAGTCGTGCCCAGGCTGGCGGCGTCAACTCGCTCGGCGGCGTGCTCGTGTCTCCCGAGATGAGCAGCGAGATCATCCGGCTCGTCGAGGAGTTCGGTGCGTTCCCGCAGTACGCTCGCCGGGTGCAGATGAACAGCGACACGCTCGTCATCGCTCGTCGGACGGGTGGCCTCGCCGCTCGCCCGGTCGGCGAGAACGTGGAAGTGACCCAGAGCGACGTGACGTTCGACAACATCGAACTGAACGCGAAGATTTGGGGCATCGCCAACCGCGTCCCGAATTCGCTGCTTGAAGACTCGATCATCGACCTCGCTGACGCGATGGCGGTCGAGGTGGCCCAGGCGTTCGCCGAAGCCTTCGACAACGCGGGGTTCATCGGTGACGGCACCAGCCAGTACCACGGTACTGAGGGCGTCGCCACGAAGATCGTGAAGCCCGCCTACTCGGCGTCGGTCGTGACTGCCTCGGGCAACGCCACGTTCGACAACCTGACGATGAAGAACTTCACCGACGTGCTCTCGCGGCTGCCGGTTTACGCTCGGCGTCAGGCTGCGTGGTACGTGTCGCCGGTCGGCTGGGGTGCCGCGATGCTGCGGCTCGCCATGCTCCCCGGCGGCTCTGCCAACGCGGGCGGCAACACGAGCGACAACGTGGCGGCTGGCTTCGGCGAGCAGTTCCTGGGCTATCCGGTGCGGCTCGTCCACTCGCTTGAGTCTCGCCTGACGGGCACGACCGGCGGCGTGGCTTGCCTCTTCGGCGACCTCTCGCAGGCTGCCACGTTCGGCGAGCGTCGGGCTGTCTCGATCCGCACCGCTTCCGAGCGGTACATCGAGTTCGACCAGACCCTCACCTTCGCTACCACGCGGAACGCGATGGTGGTGCATGACCTTGGTTCGACCACGAAGGCCGGGCCGATTGTGGCCCTGCGGTTCGGCTGATTCTGACACTTCCTTCCTAGGAGAAAACTGATCCCATGAACCACGTTGCTGCTACGAGGAGTGTCCACCGGGTCGATACCTCGGTTGCACTGACCGCGACCCACTCGGTCGAGATCGACACGCTTGGCTTCAACCATGCGTCGATTGACGTTCTGTTCTCCCCGTTCACCTCGGCTGCCGGTCCCACGACCGCTGCCACGGTGCTGCGGGTTGCCCACAGCGACGTTGCCGGCTCGGGCCAGGCCAACATCAGCGGCTTCGTCGCTGGCACCGACTTCACGGTCGCTGCCGGTTCGACTGCTGGCAATGTTGGCTACGCCCATCGGTTCGACATCGACCTGAAGGGCAAGCGGCGTTACCTCACGGTGTACGCCACCCCGGCTTCGACGTGCGGCGTCGTGACGACGTGCCGCCTGAGCCAGGGCGAGGAAGGCCCGACGACTGCTGCCGGCCGTGGTGTGAACACCCAGGCCATCGGCTGAGTCGCTTGACACGACAGGCACAGTGAGCGGCGGGGAAGGCGTGAGCCTCCCCGCCGTTTTCTGTTTTGGAGTCACTCATGCTTGTGCAAGTCGGCGGCTCGTCGGTCGAGGTGCGGTGCGAGGCGATCCTGAGCGGGCCACGCTTCGGGCCGCTCATCAACGTGTTCGGGTTCATCGAGGCGATGATGCCGCTGCACATCCGCCCCACGCTCGGGCAGGGTGCGTTCTGGAGCCAAGTGCTCACGCGGATGCTGGAGAAGTTCGAGCCGACCACCGAGTACATCATCACCCTCGACATGGACAGCTTCGTGTCGAAGGAGAACATCGAGCATCTCTTCGCCCTCGCCATGACGTTCCAGTGCGACGCCCTGGCTCCGCTCCAGACGAAGAGGGAGGACGGCAGGCCGATGCTCACGCTGCTCGACACACTCGACAATCCGCCAGCCGGCGGCGTGACCCAGGTGCCCCGCGAGTGGTTCAGTCAGCCGGTGCAACAGGTGGACACCGCGCACTTCGGTTGCACGATCATCTCGACCGCTGCCCTGCGGCGGATGAAGAAGCCGTGGTTCCACGAGCAGCCCGATCCGCAAGGGGGGTGGGGAGAAGGCAGAACCGACTCTGACATTGCATTCTGGAAGGGCTTCAAGGCGTGCGGCAATCGCCTCTACATCACGCCCCGGGTCTGCATCGGTCACGGCGAGTACGTCATCACATGGCCCAGCCAGGAACTCGGTCAGCCGGTGTTTCAGTATTGCAACGAGTGGCAGGAGACGCGGAAGCCGCCGAAGTCTGCATGGAAGGTAGGTGACGAATGAAAATACGTTTGACGAGGGCACACGGTGCCTACAAGGCGGGTCAGGTGATCGACCTTCCCGAGCGGCAGGCTCAAAGCCTCATCGCGTGGGAGTACGCGGTCGAGGAGCGGAACGCACAGCAGGACTTGATCGAGACGGCGAGCGTGGAGCCGGTGGCCGAGTCGGCTGACCTCACGCCCAGGAGGCGACGCAAATGAGACGCTACCGCAGCCTGAGACGTGCGACCGCCCCGGCGGTGGAGCCGGTGACGCTGAGCGAGGCGAAGAACCACTGCCGCGTCGATACGACCGCCGACGATGCTCTGATTCAGAGCTACATCACGACCGCCCGCGAGTGGGTCGAGGACTACATCGACCGGGCTCTCGTGACGCAGCAGCTTGTGATGCGGCTTGACGCCTTCCCTCTAGAGATCGAGCTGCCCCGCCCGCCGATGATCGCCTCGGGCACAGCCACGGCGGTCACGATCACCTACGTCACGGGCGAGGCGGGCGGCACGGCCACGCTCTCGGCATCGAGCTACCGGGTGGACCGCGACTCGACGCCGGGCGTCATCCGCAACCTCTACGGTGGCTCGTGGCCCTCGCACTTGCTCGACCAGAACTCGGTCACGGTCTCGTGGTGGGCAGGCTACGGCGATGCCGCCAGCGTGCCGCAGCGGGTCAAGTCGGCGATTCTCATGTGCGTTCACGAACTGTATGAGAAGCGTGGCGACGGGCAGATGCCCGCAGCGGCGATGCGGCTGCTCGATAGCGTGTCGTGGGGGTCATACACATGAGCCTGTCAGCCGAGATCCTCTGCCGCATCGTCGGGATTGAGACCGACACCGCCGACATCGCCACGAACACCCGCGTGACGAAGGCGGAATACTTCCGTGCGTTGAGCGACGGCGACGGGGCGAATCAAGCCCAGGTGATCTACAGCGATGCCCGCACGTCGGCAGGCACCGATACGTTTCAGCTTTCGTCGCTGGCGGACACTCGCGACGGGGCGAGCGTGACGATTGCCTTTACGGCGGCAAAGGTGCTCTACATCGAGAACACCGACGCGACCCGCACGCTCACCGTGACCGGAGCCTACACGGGCAGCGTGCCGCCTGGGGGCGTGCTGCTCGCCACGAACCCGACTGCGGCGGGCACGACGGCGTCCAGCCTGTTCGTCGCCTCGACTGTGGGGGCCACGTACAAGATCGTCATCGTGGGCGAGGGGAGCATCGTCTGATGAAGGCGGGCGACCTCCGCGAGCGGATCACCGTGCTGGCCTACCGCGAAAACAAGAACGCGATGGGCGAGTCGGTGCCGGTCTACGACACGACGTTCGCAACCGTGTGGGCCAGCGTCCAAGGCGTGACGGCTCGGGAGTTCCTGCTCGCCGGTCAGCAGCAGACCGAGATTTCGCACCGCGTGCGGATGCGGTATCTGACCGGGCTGACGCAGCAGATGCGGATTTCGTGGCGTGGCCGCACGTTCGAGATCATCTCAATTCTGGAGCGGGAGAACCGCAGCGAGCATGAACTGCTCTGCCAGGAGACGGTGTAGCTATGGCTGTCGCTGGCATCCAACTGAACATCAACACCGAGGAGCTGCGGTCGCTCCGTGACAATATTCGGGCGTTCTTTCCCAAGGCGGAAGCCGCCGAGGTGCTGGGCGAGGCGATTGAGAAGGCGATTTGGCCCGCGTTCCTGCGGCTGCGTGAGGTGACGCCTATCGGGCCGACCGGCAATCTGCGGCGGGCAGTCAACTACAAGGTCGTCAAGTACAAGCAGACGGGCGTCGCTGTCGGGCTGATTGGCTACAACCGGGCGGCGGTTGGCGACGCCAGCAGCGCGGCTGGCGGCACGGTGCTGGCTGGCCCTGACCGGGCGTTCCATCAGTGGTGGTTGGAATTCGGGACGAAAGAACGCCGAATCACTCAGGCTAAGGCGAGATCATACGAACGCCGAAGCCCTACTAAGCCGTTCGTTCGGACGCGAAAACGGAACGGGAAGGTAATCACGGAGACCGTCCGAGGGCGTGGCGTCCTGCACGACGTTGACGAACTGAAGCCAACCTACATTGCGTCGAGCTTCAACCGGCTGGGACCGTTCAAGATTCTGGGCGGCGTTGGAGGCGACGGCCGAGTGCAGACCGACCCCGCGTACCCGAAAGCATTTTTCAGGAAATCAAGCCAGCCCATCGTCATCCCTGCCATGCCAGCGGGCGGTGAATCCGGTCGCCCTCCCGTACAGACCGCATGGGATCAGACGCAGGCCCAAGTTGCCGAGTACCTCCAGCGGGAACTCTCGCTGACGCTGGGGCAGGCGTGGGCGGCACTGCGGTTCCGCAACGAAGGGTCGGTCACCGGAACGGACACCCTCGGCCCCGGCTAGGCTGCAAGCCCTGCCGCAGGGCGTGGCATAGTGGCCCATGCCGCTCAAAAGCCCCGAGCAAGTCTGCCGCTCCGCTCTGATCGCCGATGCCGACGTGGCGGCCCTGGTCGGCACGCGGGTTTATCCCGTCATCGCCCCGGCGACGGCGGATCTGCCGTTCGTGACGTGGCGGCGGTCGGGCGTCCAGCGGGAACACACCCTCGCCGGGCCGATGGGCACGCCCACCGTGATCCTGACGGTGGACTGCTACGCGACCACGTACGAGGCAGTAAGAGACCTCGCGGACAAGTGCCGCCTCGTTCTGGATGGATTCGGCACCGGGGAGGCAGAATCGGTGGTAGTGAAGAACGTCAGCCTGACGAACGAGGCGGACGGCTTCATTCAGTTGGCGGGCGGCGAGATGCCGCCGGTCTACAGCGTCACTCAAACGTATTCCGTGATGTGGGTCGAGAACTAGGAGAATCGTAGAAATGTCAGCTACGCCGCATGATGGAACCGGGACAACGCTTCGCCTGGGCGCGACGTTCTACACGGTCACGAACATCGTCATTACGTACAACGACCCGACGGCTGACGAAGAGAAGATTGACGTTTCGCACCTGGGGCTGACCACGGGTGCGCAGCTTGCGACCGTTGACCGTCCGCTCAAGGGCAGCACGTCCGACACGGGTCGTTCGGTGCAGTTCAACTACCTCGGCCGCGACATCATCGCTGACGCTTCGACCGGAACTTGCCAAATCTCCATCGGCGGCACGGCATTCTTTGCGACGGCCGTGGCCTACACGGTCAATTCCAGCACGCTTACGCTGGCGACAAACGACGCGATCCGGGGTCAGGCGACGATCCGTATTGCCCGCTAGTCGCCCTGACGGAGGCCCGTCATGGCTGGCTATTGCACCGGGGTGACCGTCAACTGGCGCGGAACGGCTATCGGTGAAGTGACCGAGTTCCGCGTCGGCGCGGGCGGATCGCTGCCGCTCGCGCGTGGCTCTGCCGCCGCGACCTCCGGTGCGTGGGCGATGGATATGGGCACCGTCGAACTGGCGAGCCTCTCGACGGCAGCCACGACCTCGGCGATGAGCCTGAGCCAGTACGGCATGAAGGGGCTTCTCTCCTTCTCCGGCGGCGGGCTCACGCTCACCACGAAAGCCATCTGCCAGACGCTTGACATCAGTGCCAAGGTGAATGACGTGTACCGGTTCAAGGGCATCTGGCGCATCGTCAAGGAGTAAGAGCATGGCACTGACAGTTGAAGAACTCGCAGCACAAATCCTCGCCGCCGAAGACCTCGGCATCCTGAAGGTCACGGTCAAGGAGTGGGGCAACATGACCCTCGGCATCCGCGTGATGACGGTCGGCGAGCGTGATGCCTACGAGCGGGAGTGGATCGGCAAGCGGGAGACGGGCATCGACAATTTCCGCACGAAGTTCCTCGCCCGTTGCCTCTGCCATCCCGAGACCGGCGAGCGGCTGTTCGACGACGCTGGCATCGAGAAGCTGGCGGGCAAGTCGGCGAAGGTCGTGTCGAAGTTGTTCGACAAGGCGATGAAGCACAACGCGATGAGCGAAAGCGACGTGGAGGAACTGGCAAAAAACTGAACATCCGCCCGACGAGGCGATTCCTGTTTCGTCTGGCGGGACATCTTGGCATGACGGTAGGCGAGATCGAGCGGCGAATGTCGTCTCGTGAGCTTGGCGAGTGGATGGCTTTCACGCGGTACTACCACGCGATCCCTGACAGTTGGGCCGAAACGGGCCTGACTGTCTCGGCGATCCTGGCACCGTACAGCGAGAAGGGCAAGGCACCGCGAGCGAGCGACTTCATCCCGGTCGAAGAAGCCCCGCAGCACGAGGCGCAGGCCCGCGACGTGATTTTGGATTTGAAAAAGCAGCTTGGATTCGACTGATGGCGAACGTGCTCTCACTGGCGATGAAGATTTCTGCGGACGCGACCGGCGTTCGGCAGAGCCTTACGCCTGTGGAGCGGGCGTTGCAGCAGTTGGATCGTGAAGCGGCGAACGTCACGGCAGTGTTTAAGACGTTCGGTGATGCGACCGCAGGGGCCGTGCAAGCGCAGCAGCGGTTTGCAACCGACCTCGGTTTTTTGCAATCTGCCCTCCGAACTGGGCAGATTGACGCAAGACAGTTCGCGGCCGAATTTCAGTCATTGTCGGATGCCGCGAAAGAAGCGTCCGAAGCGTTCCGCGAAGGCGCTCGCGTTACCGCCCAGTATTTCACGGACGGTGAACGCTTAGCCTCCGAACTTGATCGCATCTCTAAGCTGGAATCGCAAGGCGCGATCAGCGCTGAGACTGCTGCGAGGGCCAGAGCAGAACTGTCTGGCGAAAACGCCAAGGCAGCGGCGGCCGTGAAGGAACTCGCTGACCGCACTGCGGAAGCGGAGGCAGTCATTCGCCGGTTCCGCGCAGAACAGGAACGCCAGGCTGCGGAACTCGGAAAGTACAACGATCTTTTCCAGGCAGGACTGATTGACCAAGAGACGTACAACGCTGCTGCCATCGAGGCTCTTGGAATCAACAGGCAAGCCACAGAGGCGGCTAGGCAGCGAGCGGAAGCTCTTGCCGAATCAGAGCGTATCGCTGCCAAGGCATTTGACACGCAACTTGCTGAAGAGGCTGCGGCTGCCGCAAGAGTTGCCGCCGATGCCGAGAAGGAGCGCGCGGCGGCTGTTTCGCGTGCCGCAGAGATTATTGAAGCCGGGCTAACGAAAGAGCAGAGAGCCAACAAATCCTACGAGCAGTCGGTTGCCGAGTTGAATCGGCTCAGAGAGGCAGGGCTGCTTGACGAACAGCAATACAGCGATGCTCTCCAGCGATCTGCCGACGCCTTCGCCAAGGCGACAATCGAGGCGAACAAGTACGCGGCGGCGTCCGACTCGGCAGGCGACGCGGGCACGCTCAAGTTCAACGAACTATCCGGCGTGCTGTCTGCCCTGCCCGGCCCGATTGGCAATATCTCAGGGCGACTCTCGGGGCTTTCTTCCGCCGGCGAGGGGCTCGCCCGTGTGTTCGGCGGCGGGCTGTCGCAAGGGCTCAGCAGCATCGGGGCGTCGGTGGCAGGGCTTGTGAACCCGTTCACGCTTGCCGTGGCTGGCGTGGCTGGGTTCGGGGCTGCGGCGACGGCGGTGGCTCAGGGGCTCACGCAACTCACGGGCAGGGTTGAGGAGCTTTCGTTCGCGGCTCGGCAGGCGGGCGTAGACTTCCAGACGATTCAGGTGCTCGAAGAGGCCGCGACGCGCGCGGGCGTCAGCGTCGAGGCTCTGGCGACCGGCGTGCAGCGATTCGGGGCGAGGCTTTCAGAAGCGGCTCAGGGTAGCGGCGAGACGTTCAACGCCTTGCAGCAGCTTGGGTTTTCTCTTGAAGAAATCCAGCAAGGGCAGAACGACCCGACCGAGTTCGCGTCCCGCGTGGCCGAAGCTCTGGCAGAAATCCCCGAGCCGGCGAGGCAGGCACAGTTGCAGATCGAGGTTCTCGGTCGCGGCGGCGAGAGCCTCGTGCGCGCGTTCGGCGAGATCGAAGGATCAACGCAAGCCATCCGCCGGTTCGGTGGTGCGATCAGCCAGCTAGAAGCCGACCGACTGCTAGAGCTTGACGGTGCGTTCGAGGACGTGCAGCGGAGCATCCTCGGGTTCGGACGCGAGTTGCTCACGCCATTCACCGGCGTGGCGCAGTCCATTGCGGAAGCGTTGGCCCCGTCCATCGCTTCGTTCGGTCGGGTGCTCGGGAACATCTTGGACATTCTCTCGCCGTTCACGAGCGTTCTTGGCGTGCTTGTCAACACGGTCGGGCAAGTGACGAGCGTCGTGCTGAACCTCATCTCAGCGGCACTGGAGCCGTTCGCGGCTGCGGCCCGTGGCGTCAGCCAAGCCCTCGACTTCGTGAGTCAGTCGATCACCCAAGCGTTCGGCCCGATCAACGACCTGATCTTGTCGGTGAAAGACTTCTTTGCCGAGACGTTTTTCGGTGTCGAAGAAACCGCATCGCAGACCTCCGAAAAGGTGGAGCAAGTCGCTACCGCTGCCGTCGAGATGACGGCTGAGCAAAAGAAGGCGTACGAGGATTTGCAGCGGGCGGTGGAAGCTGGAAACAACTCGCTCGACGGTGCCATCGAAAAGGCTGGCGAGTTCGGGCAGGCTGGCTTCGATGCCGCCTTTGAGTTCCAGCAGGCGTTGGAAGACCTGAAGGAACAGGCGGACGCCAACGAGTTGAACGGCGAGCAGTACGCCCGTGGCGTTGCCAACGCGACGGCTGAGTACGAACGCCAGATCGAAGCGCTTCGCATCGTCCAAGAGGAGACCCGCAAGGCTGCCGACGAAGCGGAGCGAAAGGCAGAGGCTGACCGTCAGGTAGCCGACCAGCTTCTAGAGCAGGCACGCATTCAGCGGGAGTTCGGCGGCGACGCGGATCGGGCGCAGGCAGCCGATCAAGTTTTGGCGGTGGAGCGCGAGATTGCCCGCGTTCGCGAAGAGGTGGCGGCGGCTGGCGAGGGCGGCGATGAGCAGGCGGTTGCCAACGGCGAAGAGCGGATTCGCCAACTGGAGGAGATCCGCAACCAGCAGCAGTCCATCGCGGACGGGTCGGCAGCCGCAGCAGACGCCGAAAGGCAGCGGCTTGAAGACCAGCGGGCGCGGGTTGACGAGTTGCTGGCTGCCGGCCAAGAGCAGACGCAAGTCGAGCAGGACATCATCGCCGTGCAAGAGCAGCAGGCCCAGGCGACCGCTGACTTGCTCGCGGCTCGTGAGGCCAGCAACCAAGCGGAGGCTGACGCTGCCGCCGCGCGTCTCGCCCAACTCGACCAGTTGCAGTCCCGGCTTGAGGATCAGCAGCAGGCTTCGGAGCAGGGCTTCGGCGAAGGCTTCGCCAGAGCGTTCGAGGACGTTGACAGGGCTATCGGCCAGACGATCACGAAGGCAGAAGAGTTCGGCAATGCCGGTGCTGAGGCTGCGGCGCGGCTGCAAGAGGGCATCGCCGCTGCCCAAGAGCAGGCCCGCGACGGCATCCTGAACAAGGAAGCGTTCGACGCGGAGGTGGCTCGGCAGAAGGAACTCTTCGACCAGGAGTTGAAGAACATCGACGACGCCGAAAAGGCTCGGGCCGAGGCTGTCAAGGCGAACGAGAGGGCTATTGCCGAAGCCGCCAAGGCTGACGAAGACCGACAGAAGGAGCAGCAGCGGGCCGCAGCCCAGCAACAGCAGGAAGTTGCCGAGCGTCAGAAAGCGGCCTTTGAGGAGCAGCGGAAGCTCGCCGAAGAGCGGGCTAAGGCTGACGCTGCCGAGTTCGACCGCCAGCAGCAACGCCTCGCCGAGCTGAACACCCTCGGCCCGCGTCAGGTGCAGACCGCCGACGTGCGGACGCAGGAAGGTCAGCAGATCGTGCTCGACTTGTTCAACCAGCAGCAAGACCCGCAACTAGTGCAACTGCGGCTCTTGAACAAGGTCATGACTCGCATTGCCACGAGCATCGACCGCGACCTGACCCGGCTCGGTCAGCCGG